CGTATCAACTTCATGGAATCACGTCCGCCGATGGAAGACATCGCGGAGCTAAACCTGAAGGCGTACCAAATCCAATCTGACCTAGACAATCAGCTCCACATCTGTGCCGTGCCGATGCTGGCGTTCTTCGGCTTCCCATCTGCTGCCGAGGAAGTATCAGCCGGTCCCGGTGAAGCCATCGCCTTCCCATCAGAAGGACGGGCAGAGTACATCGAACCCAGTGGCAACAGCTTTGAAGCGCAGTTCAAGCGTCTAGAGCAGATCGCCTATCAGATCAACGAACTAGGTTTGTCCGCTGTACTCGGTCAAAAGCTATCGGCTGAAACCGCCGAGGCTAAGCGCATCGACCGCAGTCAAGGTGACAGCACCATGATGGTCATTGCGCAGAACATGCAGGACATGATCGACAACTGCCTGACTTATCACGCGCAGTATCTGAACATCCCTGAGGCTGGCAGCAGCTACGTTAACCGCGACTTCCTAGGCTCACGTCTTGAACCGGCAGAGATCCAATCCCTGCTGCAGCTTTACACCGCAGGCACTATCACTCAGAAAACACTGCTAGACCAGCTCAGCGAAGGTGAAGTCCTGGGCGATGACTTCGACGTAGAGGAAGAGTTAGAAGCTACGCAAAATGGTGGCCTGATTGAAATGGATCAGCCTGAGCCACGGGCAATGCAACAAATGCCTGAGGAATCACCAGACATCGAAGACGAAGAAATGCCAGAAGAATCTATGGACGACGAAGACGAAGAACAAATCCCGGCATGATGTAACCATGCTGATGTGGCTGATGATGGGCGCCTTCAAGAAACCACGCAAGCAACAACTGTCTTGCGTGCAGGGCACATTGCCGCCTGATCTATTTGCCATCGTTAGGGTCTCTTGGTTTAAGCAAGGCAGAATCTATGCCGTAGAAGAAATGAACATCGAAGATGCAGGCGATGAAACCGGCAATGCACTGATACTGCTATTCAAAGAAGCATTAAAACAAGGCGCTGATGTTTACTCCATCACGTCCTGTCACCCTGCTGATATCGGGATTGATCCGTGAGCACACCAGCCAGCCTGTACCGCAACGCGATTGACCTAAACCGCTACAGCAATAGCGTCGCAAAACAGCTCGTCGTTTCGTATAACGACATCATCATTGATGCGGTCAATCAGCTACGCACCATTGATGAATTGGCAGCGCCGGTCAAAGCTGCCAGGCTGCGTGCAATTCTGGCGCAACTAAAGGAATCGCTTGGCACTTGGTCTGATGCCAGCGTTGCAACGATGACCGGCGAACTGCAAGGTTTAGCCCTGCTGCAGTCTGAGTTTGTAGAAGATCAGCTACGCCGCGCTTTGCCTGCTGGTGCCCGCAGCGCGGTTAATACCGTAGAGATCAGCCCGCAGTTTGCACAGTCTGTGGTCACCACAGATCCAACGCAGATCAACGTCGTCACCCTGAGCGATGATCTATTCGCTGCCGTGCAGGGCGCACCGCAGACGTTCAGCCTGACTGCAGCGCAGGGCGCAACGATCACGCTGCCAAATGGACAGGTTGTACAGAAAGCATTCCGTGGCATCGCCGCAGATCAAGCCGAGCGATTCTCACAGGTTGTACGGAATGGTTTGCTAACCGGCGAACCAACCCCTGCCATTGCCAAGCGCCTGATTGGCAACCTGCAGTTAGGTGAAGCTGGCAGCGTTAGGCAGCTTGCTCAAAAAGGTGGTGAGCTAACCCAGGCAACTGACAACCAAGTAATGACGCTCGTTCGCACCAGCGTCAATCAAGTAGCCAATGCCGCCAGCCAACAGGTCTACGAAGCGAATCAGGACATCACGCAAAAGTATCGCTACGTTGCCACGCTTGATAGCCGTACCTCTTCGATCTGCAGGGCATTAGACGGACGCGAGTTTGAATACGGCAAGGGACCAACACCACCGCAGCATTTCAACTGCAGATCCACGACCGTGCCCGTGATCGACTACAAAGAATTAGGCTTTGATCCGCCGCCACCTGGCAAGCGTGCCAGCATGGATGGTCCAGTACCTGCCGACATGTCCTACGGACAATGGCTAGCCAAGCAGGACGCAGCGACCAAAGCCGAAGTGCTAGGCAAGGAAAAGGTGCCCTACTTCAACATGCTTGTAGACAAGTATGGCGGAAAGGACGCTATCGCCAAACTGGTACGCGATGATGGCAGTGAACTAACCTTGCAGCAACTGAAGAGACGCTATGGAACTACCGAGGCTTAGACACTTCAGAAACGAAGGGATCTTCCACATCAAAAGCGACGTGGTAGAAGCGTTGCATGGTGAAGCCTGGATCGCTGCCGTCTACACCGACAAAGGCTGGGCAACGGCTGACGGTTCTACACTGCTCACAGGCATTGAAGCTTGGCGTCATGGCGAAGAAACCGACCAAAGCCGAAAAGAAGATCGGCAAGGTGATGAGCGAGTACAAAGCCGGGACACTGAAAAGCGGCAAGCCGGGACCGGGAAAAGGACCAGCCGTAAAAAGCCGTAAGCAGGCAATCGCTATCGCACTTAGCGAAGCGGGCAAATCCAAGAAACAAACTAAAGGCAAGAAGTAATGGCAATCGGCATCGGTTCACGCGTTAGCTGGGTTTACCAAGGCACACGCACCTTTGGCAGGGTGACTGGCATGGCTGGCAAGCGTGCCACCATCACCACGCAGGGTGGCGGGCAGGTCGTGCGAATCGCTCAGCCTGGTGATCCTGTCCTTGAACTGAAATCAGAAGCCACTGGCGGCAAAGTGCTGAAGCTACGGTCTGAACTGCGCGAGGCACCGCTGAAGAAATGATTACCTACCGTGGCGAGGAGTTCGACGGTTATAACAAACCGAAACGGACGCCAAAGCATCCAACCAAATCTCACGCGGTGCTCGCCAAGGAAGGTGACAAAGTAAAGCTGATCCGCTTTGGGCAGCAGGGTGTTAGCGGCAGCCCACCACGTCAGGGTGAATCAAAGGCGGCAGAAGCAAGACGAGCATCCTTCAAAGCGCGTCACGCCAAGAACATCGCTAAGGGCAAAATGTCTGCTGCGTTTTGGGCTGATCGGGAGAAATGGTAGCTTCCTCGCAGTGAATCCAGCCCTTCAGCTCTGAGATATACCAGCGCAACTCTTGCGCCTTGGCAGCGTGCCAACCTAAACCAGTCTGCCGATACAACAGCTCATGACGGTCGATAGCGTTTAGCACCTGCTTGATTAAAGGATTCCACGGCTCACGAATAGGAGTATTCCATTCGCGTGTCATTACTGCTTTCGCTGGTACGATACCAGCGTAATTAAGCCTGCGGCTTATCCATGTCAGACGAACAACAAACCCAAGAGTCTGCGGCTACTGGGGTTGAAGCTGAAGCGTTGCAGCGCAGCGTAGAAGCACTGGAGCGCAAAAACCAAGAGCTAATCGCTGAACTGCGTCAAGCCAAATCCAAAGCACCCAAGCTGCCGGATGGGGTCAACGTCGATGAACTGCTTGAGTTCAAACGCAACTACGAGCAACAGCAGCTCGAATCACAAGGAAAGTACCAAGAGGCACGACAAGCTCTGGAGCAGCAGTTCCGTGAGGCGACATCGGAGAAGGACAAGCGCATCTCAGAACTTGAAACCCGTGTCCGTGAACTTGAACTGCTTACGCCTGCTGTCAGCGCCTTGGCTGACATCGTGCATGATCCTGACTTGGTGATGAAAACCAAGCTGTCGCCAGACAAGATCGAGCGGGAAGCTGACGGCACCGTGGTGGTAGTGGACGGCTACCAGCGCACACCCGTGCAGGAGTGGGCAAAACAACTGCCCGCCTGGATGCAAAAGCAACCCAAGCCACAGGGCAGCGGCGCACCTGTTGGTCGCACCACTGGCGACATCCCTGCAGGCACTAAAAACCCGTTTGCTCCTGAATCTTTCAACCTCACCGAACAATCACGTCTGTTCCGTACTGACCGTGATTTGTACGAGAAGTTGAAAGTAGCAGCCGGACGTTAGTATTTACTTGTCTGCTCGTGATGGCTGCGCCGCACAGAGCCTAGGGCTGCGCCCAAACCGTAAACCAATCTTGGAGACTTGTCATGGCGACCCTTCGCTCTGACATCATCATCCCCGAGGTATTTACGCCTTACGTCATTGAGCAAACCACTCAGCGCGATGCCTTCCTGGCTAGCGGTGTGGTGCAGCCCATGGCGGAGCTGAATGCCACCGAGGGCGGTGATTTCATCAACGTTCCTTTCTGGAAAGCCAACCTTTCCGGTGACTTTGAGGTGCTGACCGACAGCTCCTCCCTGACCCCCGGCAAAATCACTGCTGACAAGCAAGTCGGCGTGATCCTGCACCGTGGTCGCGCCTTTGAGGCTCGTGACCTTGCAGCTCTTGCTGCTGGCTCCGATCCCATGGCTGCCATCGGCGCCAAGATCGCTGATTACATCGCTAACCAGCGTCAAAAGGATCTGCTGTCCAGCCTTGCTGGCGTGTTCGGCAGCCTTGGCTCCACTTCTAGCTCGGCTGCTTTCTTCCCCCTGACCATCGACGGCGAATCGGGTGATACCCCGACCACGCTGTCCCCGCGTCATGTGGCAGAAGCCAAGTCTCTGCTGGGTGACCAAGGCGACAAGCTGACCGCTATCGCTATGCACTCCAAGGTCTATTACGACCTAGTTGAGCGCAAGGCTATCGACTATGTGTCGACTGCTGAGGCTCGTGGCACTTCTACCACTCAATCTGGTGGTTCGCTTGTTGCTGCTTACGGCGGCAGCATTGAAGTTCCTACCTATTGCGGTCTGCGCGTCATCGTCTCTGACGATGTGCAAACTGACGGCAGCGGTTCTAGCACTGAGTACGCCACCTATTTCTTCACCCAAGGCGCTGTCGCCAGCGGTGAACAGATGGCGATGAACACAGAAACCGACCGTGACATCCTCGCCAAGAGCGATGCCATGTCGATTGACCTGCACTACGTGTACCACCCTGTTGGTGCTAAGTGGGGCGTCACCACAGTGAACCCGACTCGTGCTCAGCTGGAGACCGTGGGCAACTGGTCGAAAGTGTACGAAACCAAGAACCTTGGAATCGTTCGCTCGACCAACACCTCTAACTTCGATTGAGGTAACTGACCATGCCTTCCTCTATCTTCGAGCTGACTTCTGACCTTTCGGTTCAGGAAGTCGCAATCGGGAAGCATCCCCTCAAGGCTGCTTCCAACGAAGCCACCACCCTGACTGCTGCTGAATGCGTCAACGGTGTTGTGACCATGACCCCTTCTACGGGTCGTGCGCTCACCACTCCTACCGGCGCTGATCTGAAGTCCTACATCGGTGGTCCGCTGGAAATCGGCACAGCTTTTGAGCTGACCGTCGTGAACGTGGCTGCTTCCACTCATGCCATCACGCTGACCGCTGCTGCTTCGGGTATCACCCTGGGTGGCGTGGCTGCTATGGCAACTGTGGCTGCTGCTTCCAGCGCAACCTATGTGTTCGTCTGCACTGCAGTGGGCACCCCCGCTTTCACCGTTTTCCGTAAGGGCGGCTGATAGATGGGGTTGTTCGCCTTTAGGCGACGCCAGGAACGTGAGGCTGCTTCTAAGGAGGCAGCCTCTTTTCCTATTGCGGAGCCTGCACCTACACTTGAACTGACCACGGAACCTACCGATGGCAATCACAATCGACGCAACGGTAGGGGGCGCAAACGCCAACAGCTACCTGACACTGGCAGCAGCGGAGCTGATTATTGAAGGCTTCGTTCAGGATGACGATGTAGTCGCCTGGGCATCTGCTACCACTGACCAGAAGAACCGTGCGCTGTTCACCGCAACGCAACGCATTGATCGTGAGCGATTCCTTGGTGCTCGTGCCACTGATACGCAAGCCTTGCAGTGGCCGCGTACTGGTGTGCGAAAACCTGACACTTACATCAACACCTACGCAGTAGGCTTCCCCTTTCGTATTACAACCGACTACTACACCGACACTGAGATCCCTGACCGCATCGAATTTGCCGAGTGCGTCCTTGCTGTTTATCTGAACAACAACAAGGATGGGATGGCGTTGAGCGGACTAGAGGATTACAAGTCCGTCAGTATCGGCAGCCTTAGCGTTACAACTGCTGGTGCCAGTGCATCTGCAACTGGTGCTGATCGCGTCCCGCCTTTGTACGAGCGGTATTTGACCGGGCTTAGAATTAGTGGACCAGGCAACTTTGCTATCCGCCGGAGCTGATCAATGGGCTACATGTACCCCGGTGCTGAGTTCATCGACGACACCGCAGCACATGCCGGACGCTTCGGCAAGATTGTTGCCCTTGAGGACTCTGTGATCGCTAGCCTGACCGCTCAGGACTGGACTGGTAACACCCTTAGCGCAATCCCCTTTAAAGCAAGCACTGAGATCGAAGGCGTCTTTACCAGCATCACACTGACCAGCGGCACCGTCGTTGCTTACAGGCTCTGATGGCTTACGTTCTCCTTGGTGGTGGTGACGCTACGTCACGCGATGGGCTTGAGATCCCAACGCATGACTACATCGTCAATACTTACGACGGCGCTAACAACCTGTTGACTGCAACGTACAAACGTGGCGGCGCAAGTGGCAGGGTCGTCGCCACGTTGACCATGACCTATGACGGCAACAACAATTTGATGACCGTCACTAGGAGTTGAGCAATGGCGTTTAAGCTCAACCCTTTTACTAGCAAGCTTGATACGGTCCGCAACCAGATGTTGTGGGGATCGTTTTATGACACGACTCAGCAGATTGCAGCGGCTGCCAATACTGCCTATTCGGTTGGGATCAATTCAACTGATCCAGATAGCCGTGGCATAAGCATTGTCTCTGGCTCACGTGTTACCTTTTCCAGAGCAGGCGTTTACAGCGTCACTTACTCTGTCCAGTTCGTAAATACCAGCA